CAAACTCAATAGATTCGAACTCATCCATTGTATTGATAATTTTTTGAAAGTCAAGGATACCATTACGCTCATTGGTTTTAATCAAGTCAGTTTGTTGAACATCACCAGAGAAGATGATCTTACAATCCTGACCGACACGAGTGATAATAGAATCAAGTTCGTGGAAGTTAAGATTCTGCATTTCATCCACAACAATGATGCAATTATCCATTGTGGTTCCACGAAGGAATGACGTAGACCAGAAACTAATAGTGCCTTGATTCTTCAGGTTACCATAGAGAAGTTCAAACTCTTCCTCGGTAGGAAGTTCAAACATATACTTCACCATATTCTTATATGGAATCTGGTAAAGACTTGACTTGTCTTCATGGTCGCCAGGAAGGAACCCAATCTCACGAGTTGCTACGAGTGAGCGAACGATGTAAACCTTTTCGTATGGAGTGTTCTCATTAAGAACATCCTTAAGTGCTAGGTAAAGGGCAACAAATGTTTTACCTGTACCAGCAGCACCATAGGCAAAAAGATGTTTATCATTTTCCCATGCTTCGAACATCTTACCTTGTGCTTCGGTAAGAGGTTCAATATCTTTGGCGAACGTATCGAAGTTTAGTGGCTTCTTACGCTTCATTTGTTTTACACTCATTCCCGTTGGAACGACTTGCTTTGATTTACGATTTCTTACAGGCATAGTTATAGTCTTTCCACAGTTGAACCAGGAGTATCAGCAGCACGATTGATAATATGTTTCCAATCGCTATCAGTTTTGTTTTGCCAGTTTCCTACTTCGGAAACAGCATGGAGGATGGTAGGCATCTGAGTGATATGAGGATTCTCAGCGAGGTAAGGTTCCCTCTCTGCCATATACATCCACTTCTCAAACTCTTCACCAGTTTCGTTATTTCTAAACTTGTACGTTGGCATATTCAGTAAACCATAGTGGTGGTGTAGAAGGAGATTTCCAAGTAGCAAATTCTACTTTATCTCCAATGTAATAATTGCGATACGACTGGATTGAATCTCCAGGTACTTTGTATTTATCGGGCATGGCAGGAGGAGGATCTACCCAACCAGTTTTGAGTAAATTATCGGGATACCTCCAAAGATACCCAGCGAGATCTTCTGTCTTGTGATACTTGCCATAACGACGAGTGTACTCTATACAACAATGTTGAAATAAATCAAACAACCATTTGTAATGAGATGACGATTGCCTCGCCCAGACAGCAGACGGATGATTGATATGCGATGCTTTATAAAGAATATCTTCGCGTGGTTTGTCAAGGCGCCAGCGTTTGATATTACGATTGTTAGCAGTCTTTTCTGCATAAGGAATGCCGTCGAGCACACGATGAGCAGTGGAGAGAAGTTGAGCATACTCAACAATCATTTTCACACAATGCTTATCACAATGCTCGGCGGCACACGTTCGTGGATCGTAGCTGAGATAGAAGATATTCATTGGGTCTGTGTGGTTGACCCTATTATATCACCATTCCAGTGCTTCCGCAACCTTCGGAAACTGAGTCTTAAAGATTTCTCTACATGCCTCAGCGATCTCCATGTGCTCCTTCTGGGTGCCATGGGCAGAGCGTAGGTTGATGTAATGGATCCATGAACGGCACGAACCCGTCATGTAGAGGCGCGTAGGCACCGCTAAGGGCAGAACAAAGCGGGCACACTCCTTAGCGACTCCCGCCTCAACCATGTCAGTATAGAGTTCTGATGCCTCAGAGAACAGCATACGAATCCTTGCATGAAATGCTTTGACCAGTTCAGGATCAAGGTCATCAATAGAATTCTGACGATTCTTTGTATCTTGACGACGAAGTTCTGGCACAGGAATCTCTGTGGTCAGCAGGTTAGTGTCAGCATACCTTTGTGAAAATTCCTGAAATGTAAAGCTCCTATGACGAAGTATCTGGGCTGCGATACCGCGATTAGTTTCAATCTCAAGTGTCATATGAGATTGTTCGAACACAGACCAGTGTTCGTGATGAATACAATAACGCAGAAGACCTGCATAGTTTGGATTCTCTTGGTTGTTTGGGTTGCTAACACGGGCAATGTATGCCATCGTGTTCTCAGCATCGGGAGTAACAGAAATTAGTTTAACTTCACAGGTCATATTGTGGGGCACCATCTAGACGACGAACTTCAGCAAGGGCGGAACGACGATAACGCTTGTATTTTTTTACAAGTTTATTGAATTCCTTTTGATTAATCTTTGGTTGAATAAAAGGAGTTTGTGGTTCTACCTCAGGAGATTCTACCACTTCTTGTGCTTCAATGTCAATAGTTTGTTCAGTCATAATTTTAAATAAAATAGTATTCGTCTTCTAGTGCTATACAGATTCGTTTTACTTCTGCTACATACTCCCCAGTTTCATTGAGTTGAACTGCTATACGAAATGCATCGTCTGCTTTCTCAAACTTTTCAATCTTATCAAACTTAGCGGTGTAGCTAGGTTTACCACTTTCTTTCCAACCAGCAAAGTTATATTGTGTTGCTGGTTTACCTGAAAGATGGTAGCGAACTACCCAGTTCTTTGGTGGATTAGTTAGTGCCATAGTTATTAAATTGCATTGAGTGATAGGGTTACTCTAATGATATCTCCGCTAGTGGAAATAGTATATGGTGATCCATCAAATTTTTCAGCAAATACTAAAGTACCTGTGCTAGCAAGGACAACATAATAACCATAAACATTACCAGCAGAACCAGTAAATGTCCAGGTCTGTTGTGGATATGTAATAGTATTAGATGAAATAGTCCACGATGAACCAGTCAAAGTTTTCTCTGCATACCCACCTCCACTAACTTCAGTGAACTGAGCAACAACAGAAGAAACTTCTGGTGTATAGTTATTACTATACAACTTCAAAGTCAAATCTTCTACTGTAGTATCTTTACCAACCAAATACGACAGAGCCTGTTGTCTTGCCGTATCTGTTATTATCATTGCCATGTTTACCTCTTCTTCTTAGATTCTTTTGGTTGAACTCCCCATAACTTTGGATTCACTCTTCCTTCGGATTGTTTCCAACCCTTTAAACCTTCGCGGTATTTATCCCAGTAGACATCAAAGATCTCCATTTGTTTATCTGGGATAACTATATCATATGCGATTGCTCCATCGATTTCATATGTTACAAGGTATGCTGTGTAAGGCAAACTTCTATCGTTTGCTAATTCAGGATCACAATTTTGATGGAGAATCTTCATTAACTACGACCTCCCCATTTGATTTGGGGGAAGGTCTCTTCAATAAGAGCTCGTGAGATACGAGTAAACTTCTTTTGAAGGTTCTTATCCTTAACAAGAATCAAAACTTCTGCTTCATCAGGATGCAGTGATTCAATCATACCCAAGAAGATTTGCTCACGCTTGGATTGTGAAATGGTAGAAGCACCTTTAATAAAGTAAAAGAACTTCTTACCTTCATTCTCTAAACGAATATGATCAGTGCCTTCTGGTGCTGGATTCTTAGTAAAAGGTACATCACCATCGGGGAGAGCAGAAGATACACTCTCATCAAAGTTCCAAATAAACAAACTACGAAGAGTTTGACTATTGTACTTGAGAAGCAGTTCAGATTTTTCTGCTTTGGTTTTAGCGTTGTTGACCTTGCGAAGAACTTCCGAAATCAAAGGTCTATAAGTATCAGTTGCCATATCAGTTCACGTTAAAATGTGGTTGTGTGTTACGAAATACAAAGTCCTCCATCAACTTAGTCAGTTGATGCTGTTGAAAGTATTCTAATGGAACTTTCTTTTCAGAATTATTTAGTGCTTTGTAATAATTTACAATTTCCGTAGCAAGTTGTTCAGGAACACAGGAAAGATCGATTAATTTCCGATTACGCATGTAATTTTCTTTTGCTTCAGCAGTATTACAGAAATCCAATGGATCTAGTTTAACCCATCTTTCTAAGTTTTTCTTACTTATAGGTTTCTGTCTCTTGCCTACAACAAATGTATCGTCATCAGATAGGAAGTTAGGTATGCCATCTGACTTATCTCCCTTAATGATATGTTCGAGAATATATTCCCTTGGGTTATCATGTTTAATCTCTTTCTTTAGAATAGGATTATACTGCTTGACAAAAGGATACTTTTGTAGTTGAATGAAATCTTTATCTCCAGAAAGAATCAAAACTTTCTCTGGTTGTTTACCTTCTTTCTCTAGTTTAATATTTTTGTATGCTTGAAGAGTAGTGAGAGTGCTGATAACATCGTCTGCCTCAGCACCATACACTTCAACTACTTTGTAAGGAAAGAAGTTTTTAATCT